AAAAACCTCACCCGAATTACTCGTAACAATTCGTTTTGTGGATTTTCGTCTGGTCGCACGAGCCTTTTGGGCCTTTTGATCGACCTTGATTGATACTTTTCTGCGGTTTAATAGTCCTATTATGGCGTTTTTTGTCCGCCCATTGCCAATGGCAGCAGCAATTTCCCTTGCTGTATGCCCCAGATTGGCAAGCTCAATGACTCTATTTATCTCGCCTATCGTCCAATATTGCTGCGTCATAGCTGGTCCTCGCATCAGTGCCTATCATGGCCGAAACTTCTTTAAGCAAATCATCTATTTCCATTCCTATCAATACCTCTTCGGTGATTACCCGAACAGATAGAGAAAAAAACTTTCTAAATTCATCCTGCCCCATCGAGCCAAAGCTAATGCTCTTGGTCTTGAACCACACCTGCCCATCGTGCCAAGCAGTTTCATCTACATAGCCAAGCCTGACCTTTAGCCATTCCAGCAATTGGTCTGGCCTGTCATAGTGTGGGTGGTTTTCAACCACCAAGTGAAGCAAGGCAAAGTAAAGCCTATGCTGCCTTGGCGATCTTGTTCTTGATGTTTTGACTGTTAAATCTGCGTTTTCAGGTATTTCCAAAAGAATTTCCCTGTCGCGCTCGGTGACAGGAATCAGCCTGTCACCGTTGCGACGCATGATAATAACCTCGCTCATCCGGCAGCCTTGTTAATTTCTGCCTGCGTTTTATTCCATAGATCAGTAATTCCCCATTGATGCTCATCGATCAACTGTGGTTTTACATCCCGCCAGTTAGCGGCCCATGTTTGCAAATCTTGTTTGCTTGCACACTGGCCAAGCTCCTTCACCATAATGTCAAACATTTCGGTGCTATCTTTTGGGCTTAGCTTGTTAACCGTTTGATTTGCTGGAGCTGGCTTGGCATTGGCTTTTGGCTTAACGCCTTTTGTGTCAATGTCCTTTGTGTCCTCGCCATCAGTATCATCTTCACCCGCAACGCCAACAATTGCAGACAAGGCCTGACGCTTGGCATAGGTCAATGCCGCGCCCATTTGCTGGTGGGTTCCCATCGGGCTGACAGGGTAAACGCCCTCGATCCACTGTCCGCTGGAGTGAGTAAGGCGTGTGTGCAGCACAATGCCCGTATCAGTCACATCGGTCATCTGCATCAGCGCAATGCCATATTTCGATAAAGCTGGACGCACAACGCTCAACACTTCCCCAAGATCAGCATACTTGGATTTGAAATGTGGATTAACGCGATTGTAAGAAGGATTCCTTACTTCACCCTGAGCAGACGCAAGGGCTTCGGCAATTTCATTGGTTAGTTCTGACGTTCTCATTTTGCACCTTTAATTGTTATGGCTCCATTGGAAGCACGAGATGCAATAATCCCATGCCCGTATGCTTCTTTTACATCTGGATCGACCAGCTCTTTGATGGCCTTCTTGGATAATTCATGCTGTTTGGCCTGCGCCATTGTTTTAAGAAAATCACTAGCGCTTGCTGCCCATTCATTGTTGCCAGTCATATCGACCTTGCGTTCGACTGGGCCAGTATACTTTGGAGCAACGATCACAGGCTCGATTACCTGCTTAACGCAATCCCAAAACTCTTTTTCTACAGCAATAAGCTCTGCCGCATACTGTTCATCAAGGTCAATTTCAGCAAAGTAGTGCTTGTGATTGCCCAAAAATACAGACAAAACGGCCTGCTTTACGCCACAAACCAACATATTATGGGTCAATTGCGGCATATAACGGCTCAGTATTTCCTCTTCTTTGGCAAACGCAGACACATGTTTTGCCTCCCAAACGGCCTTACCGTCATGGGTCAAACCGTCAAGCGTACACATCATAAACTCATGGTCGAGCGATATGCGTGTCTCGCCGACATTTGTGACTGTATTGCCAGTTACTTTTTCGTACCAATAACGGTTGAATGGTTCAGTAAAGCTGCCCATTTGCACGGGCAGAATATTGGACAAATCTTCCGGCTCGGCTTGTTTTGTTTTGACAAGCCAAAGGTCCATGATCTTTTTCTCATCTCCGCCCATCAAAGTATTGGCTTCCGAACCACCAATACCAGACAGACGAAACTCAAGTTGTTCCTTTGTTAACCCCAATTGCATATCAATAATCCCCATAATGCGCTTCGTAGATAAGCAAAGCAGCATAAGCCGCTATTGACGATATAGTCCCGACAACTACGCCAAATACAAAGTCGCCCGTCATGTCAGTCTTCCTTAACGTACTTTTTAAGCTCTTCAATCAAGTCTGTTATGGCTTTTTGGCGGTTGCCATCAAATACCAAAACAACCTCTTCATGGCTCACAACCTTGCTATACATCTCTGTATCCAAGAGCAGATGAAGATAGGTCCGGTTTAACTCTGTAATGTCGTGAGCCTCTGTCCGCAGCTTAACAATTTTACTTAAATGCACTGTAGCCATTTTTTTAGTCCTCTCACTTATTTGGTGTTGCGATTAAAAAAAATTATGCTATTTTAATTTTTATTGCAATAGGGAAAATAGAAAAAATGGCAAAAAATAAATTCAAAGTTGCGCCAATAGCAGAGCGGACGTTGGACGGCATTGTTTTTGCTTCGAAAAAGGAAATGGCACGATATGCTGACCTGAAAATGTTAGAAAAGGGCAAGGTTATTTCTAACCTTAAACTTCAGCCAGCATTTGATGTTGAGATAAACGGGGCGCATTTTTGCACCTACACAGCTGATTTTGAATACGAAGAGGATGGCAAAATTGTCATCGAGGAACTTAAATCCTCTGGAACAGTTAAAGACCCAGCTTATCGCTTGCGGAAAAAAGCCGCTGAATTGTTTCACGGCATAACGGTAAGGGTGCTTGTTAAATGATTCGGGTTGAATTGACGCATGAAGAGATTTTGGTTTGTAAATTTATGGGGGCATTGCGGACCTTAAATAACCGCATAGCCAACGTGAACTTAACTGGATCGACCGACGAAGACGATGAAACGGGCATGATTGGTGAGTATGCGTTCGGCAAACATTATAACCTATTCATGGATATTACCCTGCATCCACGCAAGGGCGGCGGCGATTTTGTCAGGAACGGCAAAATTATTGATGTTAAGGCTACCAAGCGCCCCGATGGGAACTTGATTAGCCCTTTATCCAAGCAAGGCACAACAGATGTTGATGTTTATGTCCTTGCCATTGTTCAAGGGAATGTGGTCGATCTGATCGGCTACGCGACAAGAGAGGAGTTTTTACTGGAAGAGAATATAAAGAATTTAGGCCAGAGCAAAGGTTACTTTTTGAACCGGAGCGCATTAAGGAAATTGCCATGAAGGAGGATATGGGGACAACAAAACGAGGAAATTTAAGTGGACGGCGCAAGCTGGCCATCTGGGAGCGCGAGCATGGTAAGTGCATGATCTGCGGGAGCAAACTCCAAGTTGGCGGCTTTATCTTTGAGCACGTTCGCGCTCTCGAACTTGGAGGCACGGACACAGATGAAAACATTAGGTTAACATGCAAGGGGTGTGCGACACAGAAGACGAAAGAGGACCATCGGGCGGCGGGGAAAGCCAAACGGATGAAAACAGCCTCTCTTGGATTAAAACAGTCACGCTCGCCGCTTCCCGCTGGGAGGCAGAGCAAATGGAAGAAAAAATTGAACGGACAAGTCGTCCTCAGATCGGAGCAAGACCAATGAACTATTCTGACGTTTTAAATACAGCAAACATGACAATCTCTCAGCGCGGCAAAGAGTATGGGGACATTTCCACCAGCTTTATGCGAGCATCGGTGATTGCAAGCGCTACCCTCAACAAAACTATTACACCATATGATGTTGCGATGATTTTACATTCCGTGAAATTGTCCCGCATTGCCAACAATCCAACCATCGAAGACTCATGGGTCGATTTGGCTGCTTATGGAGCGATTGCTGCAAACCTTGCTTCTACGCCCCGTATGCCGCAGGTTGGTGATACATTTCTTGCTGACGTAGAATCAAAACTTAATGAAGCACGAATTGATGCTCCAGCTTAATCCCCCATTACCATTGGATACTCCGAAGGGAAGTGGCTTATGTCACTTCCTTTTGGACTATGGCCCTGAACACCATCTTATGTGGGTCGTTATAGATGATAATACTGGCGAAATATGGACATGGGAAAACCATCAAGTGCGTGGCCAGCAAAATATCACAATGGGACGAGTGCTTTCCAAAGGAGTGAAGCATGAATGTTAGATTAAAAGATGTTGAGGCGGTTCTCCGCCTCGACGCAACAGCAAGGATCAAAATGGATTATCTCATGGCTTTATGCGCCAAGGGAAATAAACCATTTTTGCTTACAGACCCAGACATTATTAAGGTGTTTGGGATTGAGCGGTCACAAGACATATCAAAACGTATGTACAATTTGTTCGTTGCTGGCTTGGCAAGTCGGGCTATAGCTACGGAGGGGTCGCGTGGAAGACCTGCATATATTTACACGCTTATCCCGTTAAAAAGTCCCCCACTTCTTTAGGGTGGGGGAAAGTCAAGGGAGGAAAAGCGCCTGAGCATCGGCGCACCTCCCTTGTACCACACTTTATTGCAAACCAACAGCCTGCCGAAGCGCGTTCAGCGGAGACTGAATGGGCTGATTGTTCTGGTAACCGACAACCACACGCCTAGTTTTGTTAAGAATGTCGCGTTTGCGCTGATCCAGATCGTCCGTCCGCTGCTTTTTCTGCAATGGGGACAGGTTATTATCAGCGGCAATGCGATTCTTCGCATCCGTAAACAGTTTTGAGGCTTTGTCTGCTTCATTCAAAGCGCCAACAATGCCAGACTTTTCGTCAACATATGGGCCGTTTTTGTTTTCCTTTATCTCAACGCCCAGTTTTTTGACGCTTTCTCTGATCTGATCCAAGTTTTTAGCATCTTTTGGATTTTTCTTAAATTCGTTGAGCGCAGCGTGGAGGCGAGCATCTTCTTCCTTGATAGACTCACGGGCTTTATAGTATTTTGCCTCATCCTTCACGTTGCTTGCGACAACACGCCGAGTGAATGGCAGGTTTTCATATGGCGTTTCAATGCCCTCTTTAGCATTTGTTGCGGC